TATCGCCGGCTTCTTCTCAGGGCTGATCCCATCCCACTGAGGAACCCGCGCCCCGATTCTCAGGATGCGCAGACTGACGCTCAGGAGACGGCCGCAAACGCTTACTCCCTCTATCTCAACCAGCTTTACGGACTGTCATAATGGCAAACAAAAAGATCACTGACCTAACCGCTGCTGCAGCGCTCTCTGGCAACGAACTCCTTGAGATGGTCCAATCCGGTGGGAGTGTGAAGGCAACAGCGGCGGCCATTGCAAACACGTTTAGCGGGACGCTTGCCGTTGCCAGAGGTGGGACAGGGGCGACAACCCTCACGGGCTATGTGAAGGGAAATGGCACTTCTGCCATGACGGCTTCAGCGACGATCCCTTATGCGGATCTTGCTGGGCGTGCGTATCTTTCGGCTTATGATACGGGCGATCAGACTGGTAGCATTTCTGCTGGGACTGCAGTCAAGCTGAACACGACTGACATTTTTTCTGGCATCACGGTCGTAAATGATGGCGGCGGCAACCCGACGCGTATCACTTATGCTGCAGCTGGGACTTACATGATCGCCCCATCGCTTCAGTTTAAAAATACGGATACCACCAACCGCAATGCGACTGTCTGGCTCCGTAAAAACGGCAGTGATATTTCAGCATCTGCGACAATTCTGAATGTCCCTAAGGCGGCTGATGGTGGTGTTTCTTATTTTCAGGGGGTCTTCTATGTTCAGGTTACTGCCGGCCAATACATTGAAGTCATTTGGCTTCCTGATAACGCGGCTGTTACCCTAGATTATACAGCTGCTGGCGCGATTGCCCCATCAATCCCATCTGCAATCATCGTATCCGAGAGGATCGCCTGATGATTGAGGAGCTGATCTCTCGGGTCTTCTATGCGCGCAACCTTGCGCATTTCGCTCACTGGCGGGCCAAGGGTGAGGGCAGCTTTGCCAAGCACATGGCTCTGGGCGAATTCTATGATGGCGTGATCGATGCGATTGACCCGCTCGTTGAGGCTTATCAGGGCGCTTACGATCTGATCGGCAACATCCCGGCACCGACTGAGACACCGAAGGATTGCCTGAAGTGCCTCGAAGGTGACGCTGAATGGATTGAGAAAAATCACGAAAAGATTTGCAAGGGAAACCGCGCTGTTGCAAATCTAATAGACACTCTGACAGCCGTATATCTGTCAGCGATTTATAAACTCAGAAATCTCAAGTAGCGGGGGCCAGTGTGGATTACCAAATGCTTTTCAACATCGCACTCGCAGCTGCTGGCTTTTTAGGTGGCTGGGTGTTGAACAACATGACCAAGTCAATTGAGCGCCTCGATCATGACGTGCGCGAGATGCCTCACAACTATGTGTCGAGGGAAGATTTCAAAGACATGCGTGAAGATATGCGCATTGGCTTCGATAAGATCGACGCTACGCTTGGCACGATTTTCAAGCGCCTTGAGCGCAAAGAAGACAAATCATGACCAGCCCGCCATGGCTAAAGGTCGCTGAAGACCTAAAGGGCACGCGCGAGATACCGGGCCCTAAGCACAACCCTGTCATCATCAAGTGGCTTCGCGACCTCAAGGCATGGTGGTCAGAGGATGAGACGCCGTGGTGCGGTACGTTTGTCGCCCACTGCTTAAAGGAGGTCGGTCTTCCGATCCCGAAGCTGTGGTTCCGTGCCAAGGCATGGTCGGATTATGGCTCACTGCTGCGTCCTGATCGCCTATCACCCGGAGCGATCTTGGTATTCGACCGCGCAGGTGGCGGGCACGTTGGGTTCTATATTGGCGAAGACGCGGGCTTTTATTACGTCCTTGGCGGCAATCAGGGCAATGCTGTCAATGTCATGAAACTGGGCAAGACGCGGCTGGTTGCAAGCCGCTGGCCCAAGGACATCCCGGTGTATGGGAAGCCAGTGCGTATGGCGGGTGGGAAAGTCTCCACCAACGAAGCATAAGGAGTACGGCTATGAAGTTTCTCGAAGGAAAGAAAACCTATTTGACCGCAGCTGTGACCGCAGCCGTCGCTGCCGCTCAGGTTCTTGGTTATGAAATTCCACCTTACGTCCTCACCATTCTGGGCGCATTCGGTCTCTACAGCCTCCGCAGCGCGGTTGGCCGCTGAAATAGTGATGTCACCTGCTGGCCGTGGGTGACATTACATGATATAGGGGCGCATCATGCCGACTGCGATGACGTTCAATTCGCTGCTTAACGATCTCCGCACCTATCTGGAGCGGGGCGCTACGCTCGCGACTGACCCTGCCGTTTATGAGCAACTGCCGCAGCTGATTAACATGGCTGAGCGGCGGCTTGCGCGTGAGCTGAAGATTCAGGGAACCATCAATGTCGTGACCTCAGCGCTTGAAATCGGCAAATCAGTCTATGACAAGCCTGATCGCTGGCGCGAAACGGTGAGCATGTTCATCGGGGCTGGAGTAGGCAACAACACGCGCGCTGAGGTGTTCCCGCGTGCATATGAATATCTTCGTCAATATTGGCCGAACCCGACCCTGACCGACACGCCGCGCTTCTATGCGGATTACGACTATTCGCACTGGCTGATCAGCCCGACGCCGGATGCGGCATACCCGTTCGAGGTTCTCTATTACGAGCTGCCGCCACTTCTGGACGACAGCAACCAGACCAACTGGTTCACGGAATACGCACCGAACGTGCTGCTTTACGCATCGCTTCTGGAGGCGACGCCGTTCCTGAAGAACGATGATCGCATTCCGGTGTGGGAAGGTTTCTACAATCGTTCTATCGCGGCTCTCAATGGCGAGGACATTCGCCAGATTTCCGACCGTGGCATAATTCGCAGGGAAGACTGATATGGCGTTCACTGAAACATTTGGCGGCACGACGATCTATCCAGCCAATGTCAGCTATCTCGCGATCAGCCTGACAGGTGACTTGACGCTTTCTTGGCCACTTGAGACCGCGACGAATGAGAACGTCGTTGCGCAGATCATGGACGTGACGCCGAGCGCTGGCGGTTACAAGATCATCATGCCGCCCGCGAACGAAGCATCACCGGGTGAGACCGCGCTGTTCTTTAACGCCGGCTCTGATAACTTCACGGTCGCTGACAATACCGGCAACACTATCGTCACGATTGCGCCGGGCCTCGCCTATCAGGTTTATATGCGCGACAATACGACTGTCGCTGGCCTGTGGCGCTCGACTCAATTCGGTGCGGGCACGTCGTCCGCAACGGCTGGGTCGCTGGTTGGCGCTGGCATTAAGGCAATCAATTCCACGCTCAATCAGTCGATGGCGGTTACGACGTTGATCACCAACTTTGCAGTTGGAGCATCTGATCGGTCATCTGCTTTTCTATGGGCTGGCGGGGCTGGTACGATCACCCTGCCTGCGGCGGCAACGGTTGGAAATGATTGGTTCTTCCACATTCGTAATGGTGGAACGGGCGCGGTCTCTGTAGTGACCACTGGTGGCGAGCTGATTAACGGCTCCAGTCAGGTTGATTACAACCCCGGCGATAGCTCGATGATTGTCTGCGATGGCTCTGGCTATTTCACTATCGGTTTTGGGCAGGCCCCTGAGTTTCTGTTTGACTATGTGTCCATCAGTCTCACGGGAGCGTCATCACCGTATGTTCTGACAGGAACTGAGCTCAACCGTATTGCGTATAAGTTCAGCGGGACTCTTACCGCGAATATGGAGATATGGGTTCCTGCAACAATCCAGCAGTATTGGGTGGATAACTCAACGACGGGCGGATCTTTCACTCTAACGGTTAAAACATTTGCTGGTACTGGTCCTATTGTTAATCGAAATGCCCGAGCAATTCTATATTGCGATGGCGTTGATGTTGTCCTTGCCGACACCGCAAACATCTCACTTCCTGTTCTTATATCGCAGGGTGGGACGGGTTCGTCGACGGCTTCCGGCGCGCGCATAAACCTTGGCGCGACTTCAATCGGGAATGCGCTTTTCACAGCTGTAGATGAGGCAACGGCTCGCACTGCGATCATCGCTGCGAAGTCTGGTGCG